GCCCACGACGGGCTTAAGGCCAGCCTCGCCCGCGATCCTCGCCACAATGTCCTTGAGCGTGACGCCCTCCCAGGCGCGGGTTTTAGGCGCGCGGATTTCGCCTGCCATATCCGCCGCCTTCGCGCCGATCCGCAGCTTGAGCACCGGGCCAGACCCGCCGGTACTGTCGACAATAAACCCGCCAATATAACTGAGCCCGGTTCCCCGGAAGCCAAGCGACACCTCCAGCTTTGCGCCATGTTCCGGCATCGCAACCCGGTAATCCCGGTTGTCGATCTCCAACTCAAGACGGTCCGATTTAATGCCCTCTTCGTCGGTCACCTCCAAAGAGATCAGCCGGTCGGCAATCAAGGCGGTGATATCCGCGCTATCAGCTATGATCTTAAATGCAGGGGTCATACCGGGGCTCCGCCCCAAAGCCTGATCTGCGATGCGGCCTTGGGCGTGGTTATTTCCGGCAAATCAATGGTGATACCGGCCGCAAACACCGGCCCCAACGCGGCCAGCCCCGGATTGGCATCGAGTACGGCGGCAATACGATCTTCGCCGCCATATTCGGCCTTGCAGATCGCATCCAGCACGTCCCCCGATTTGGTCACATAGCGGCTCATGCCCGGTCACTTCCGTAGGCTTGCAGCTCCATCGTAAAGTCGATGCGCCGGGGTGCGCCATCGCGCATAAAGTAGGTCTTCTTTTCCGTCACAGAGACCACGCACCAGCGCTTCCAGATCCAGCCCATGCCATCGACCAGCATCATCGGCTGACCCAATCCGGCCATTGCCGTCATCAATTCAACCTGCCGTAAACCGCCTTTAAAGTGCGGGTAAATCACGCCCTCAAGCGTCATCGTCTGGGCATCCGGACCCAGATATTGCATCGCAGGCGCACGCCCGACGCGGTCGACCTTCTCCCAACGAAACGCCGCCTCGCGGGTCAACGTCTGATAGGCGGCACTGTTCACCCCAAAGCGGAACAGCCCAAGCCCCATCATCACCAGGCTCAGCCCGAGATTAGGCAACATCGTAATCCCCCCCATCATGCAGCTCGGCCCCACGCGGCGGGCGTGGCTTGGCGGTCTTCATGAGCCGCATCACTTCGTCGGCGAGATCCTTGCCGCTTTGCCCAGGCGCTTGCGTGATGTGGAACGTCACCGACATTGGCCCATTGCCGCCCGTGCCACCCGCACTGCCAGCCGTGCCCCGCATCGCCGGGCGCACGTCAATGCGCGGGGCAAAGCCTTTCTGCACCATCGCGCCGGCCGCCATGACATTGCTGCGGGCGCGGTTGGACATTGCCAGCATCGAGCGCATATCAAACCGAGGGGCAAACCCTCTCTGCACCATCGATCCCGCCGCCATGACATTGCTGCGGGCACGATTGGACATTGCCAGCATCGAGCGCAGCGCCATGTTATGGGCAATGAAGCCGCCCCGGTTGCGATATTCCAGCTCCGGGCCTTTCTCGCCGGTCAGCAACCAGCCCGGATTGAACCCGCCCCCGAGGGCGCGGGGCTGTACCAATGGACCGTCCATGCCAGGCGGGGTGCCATCGAGGCCGTAGAGATCCCGCAACGCGCTGTCTGGTGGCGGCGGCCCGGCCGATCCCGGCGTGACCGCGCCCGAAGCGCCGGGAATATTGGGGGAGAGCTTCAGGCGAGACCCGAGATTGAACTCAGGAATGATCGCCGCCCAATTCCACTTTGGCAGCTTGTCCACCCAACGGAACGAGAACCAATAGGTCCAGTCGATATCGGGGATCCAGTCCTTCCAGGGCAGTTTGCTCAGGAGCAGACTCCACAACAGTTGCCCCGCAAGAACGGCCCAGCCGATGGCCGGAATGAACCGCGCGGTCCATTTCAGGGCAGTAATCAGCGTCGGCCAGGCAAGAACACCCGCCGCTGCCAGCCACCGAATGGCTGGAATGCGCCCGGCGGTCCAGACCAATGGCGCGACCAACGCCGACCAGGCAAGCCGGCCCGCGAGTGCGCCCCAGGCAATCAACGGAACCCGCATTATCCAAAGCAGCGGCGCAATCAGTGCCGCCCAGGACAACGGCCCGGCCAGCGCCGGCCAATCAATCCTGTCGATGAACGCGCGCCAGGCGACGTTGTCCTTGATTAACAGCCGCCAGGCCAATCCCCCCGCCAGGGCGAGCCAGCCGATAACCGGGATCATCCGCGCGGTCCATTTCAGCAGCGGGATCAGGCTGGCCCATTTTAAAGCCCCCGCCAGTGCCGCCCAGCGAATAGCCGGGATAAGCTTTGCCCATTTCAGCGGGGCCAAACCGGCCAGCCTGGCAATGATCCCAATCAGACCGGCAACCACGCGCCCCGCACCACGTGCGGCCCGACCCAGCGTTCTAAACGAACCAAAGACCAGCCGCGCCGGCAGCCGCAGAACCTTGCGCAGCAGCCATAGTCCGAGGGTCAATTTGGCAATCCCCGCCAGAAACGCCGGGCTGGTGCTGGTCCACTCGCTGATCCGGGTGATGATCCCGCCCAGGGCCGACCCGGCCTGTTCGCCCCAATTCCGCCAGGCCTCACCGGACAGATCCAGCGGGCCGGTGATATCACGCACCCAATCCAACAGCGCCCGCGCCTTGGCAATGACGCCATCAATCAGCGGGCCGGCCGGGCCAAGGGCCGCGCGCAACCCCGCGCCAAACCCCGCAAAGAACTCCTTCAGCCCGGCCCAGTTGTTGTAGATCCAGAGCCCGCCAAGCGCGAGGCCGGCAATGACCGCCCCAACGCCCGAGAACAGCAAGGCCGAGCGCAGGCTGACCGCCGCCAGGCGCACCAGCGCCATCGGGTTCAACAGGCTGACCAACAGCGCCGCGATCCGGGGCAAAAGAACCATCAGAAAGCCACCCGCGCGCACCAGATGCAGAACCGGGACTACCATGGTCAAAAACGCCCATCGCGTGGCGAGCGTGGCAATCTTGAGCGCCAACAGCCCGGCCGTCACCATCACAATCGTGCGCACCAGCTCCGGGTTGGCCGCCGCCCATTCGCGCGCCGCGCCGATCATTGGCATTGTCCTGGACAACAGCTCATTCAACTGCGGCAACAGGGTCGCGCCTATCGTAACCGCCAGCCCTCGGGCGTAGTTGGTCACCCGCTTCAGAGCGGCCCTGGTGGTGTCCGATTGCGAGGCGTATTCCGCCAACATCGATCCGGCAAATGCGCTTTCATTTGCCACCAGGCCAAACGAGCCGCGCAGCAAGTCCAGATTGGTCAGCAAGGGCGCAATCGCCCCGATGCTTTCCTCGCCAAAAAGCTGCGCCAAGGAGGCCGCCTTGGCATGTTCCGGCAACTCGGCCAGCCGCTCCATCACATCAATGATCGCGCCCTGCGCATCCTCCTGCATCCGGCGCGCCAGTTCCGTCGCATCAATGCCCAGCGTCTTGAATATCCTGGCCTCATTGTCCGTGACCGCCGCGCCCTTGGTGAGGGTCGACAGAAAGTTCTTCATGCCTGTTGCTGCGATCTCTGAAGACGGCGCGGCGGCAACAAAGGCCGCAGACAAGGCCGCAATGTCCGACGTCATCACGCCGTTGGCTTTGGCAAAAGCCCCTTGCCGGTTGATCACATTGAGAATGGCCGCCGCCGAGGCATCCATATTGTTGGAAAGATGATTGACCGCATCCCCCATCGACACGGCCTCAGTCTGGGTCAGCATCAGGCGCGAGCGCCACATGGTCATCGCAGCTCCGGCCTCGCCGGCCGCGATATCAAAGGCGACACCCATGCGCGCCGCATCCGCCGCAAAAGCCACCAGTGCGGCGCGTTTCTCTGCATCTGGCAGCGCCTTGTCGATCACGCCGGCCTGGCCGGCCAGTTCGATAATCTCGGCCAGCCCTTCCGTGGTCATTGGAATGCCGCCGGATGTATTCAACGCCAGCAAATCATTTTGCAGCGCCGCCAGCGCTGTCGTTTCATTCTGGAAGGTGATCACCTTTTTGACGCCGGCCATTGCGGCCTCAACATCAACCGATGGTTTGACCAGAGCCGCAAGCGCCGCCCCGACCGCCAGTGTCTCCAGCGCCTTGCCGCGCATCGCTGCACGGTTGGCATTCGCCGCATCAAGATTGCGGTTTGCCCAGGCCATCGTATTGCGCCCGGCCGTTTCCACGGCAGAGTTGGCCCGCTGGATATTGCTGATCACTGCCCGCGCCGGTGCAGTGGCGCGGTCGACCAGCTTCAAGATCAGCGATAGGTTCAGATCACCCGCGCTCAATGCCCGTCCTCCGGCTCAAAACGCTGGCGGGCTTTTTCCCGCCAACGCGCTAGTTCTTCGAGATCCATGTCGGCGGTGTCAGAGGGTCGCCAATGAAAGGTGGCGAAGAGATCGGCCTCCGCCTCTTCCACATCGTCAGGCAGCGCTACTGCGCCAGACCCGCCGCCGCCAAATCCGCCTTGCTGGTAAAAAAACCGGCGACCTGCCCCGAGATTGCCATCAGATCCGCCGGGTCCAGGTCTTCCATCTGGATCGGCGTCAGGCTTGGGGTCGAGATACGTGGCACCAAAGTGATCATCGCGCTGACATCCATCTGGATCACATCCGTCAGCTTTAGCCCCCGCAAATGACCGGCGCGCGGTTTGATCAGATTGACCTCGGTGATTTTGGTCTCGCCTGTGCCCAGCGGCACGTCGAGGGTGATTTTTTGAGTTTTAGACATGGTTTAAACGCTCCTTAAAGGCCCATTGCGCGACGCATGTCGGCGAGTTGATCCACGCCGCCAATGCGACGCACGGCGTTCTCGACATCGATCTCGTGCAGCTCTTCGCCGTTCAGCTCGAGCCGGAAGTAATCGACGCCCATCTCAACCTGCATCGGGGCGTTGTCGCCGGGCTTGAGGTTCTCCCCGCCCGACAATGTGATGCGACCGCGCATGGTGGCGATATAGGCATCGGCGATAAAATCACCCTCGCCCATCGCCGCCGGGCGCAGCACCAGTTGCTGGCGCGTACCGACCATTTTCAGCGCCGCCGCCGGCCATTCAACTAGGGTCAGTTTGGCGCTCATCGGATCAATGCCAACATCAATTGGCACAGAGCCATCCATGCCGGCACCACGATGATCCTCGGTTTTGAGTTTGATCACCGGCAGCGTGCCTTCAGTCACCTTGCCAAAGTAGCTGACGCCATCCAGAAAGGCGTTAAAGTTACGGATCGTGCGGGGGTAAGCCATGGGGTTTTCCTTTCCCTAAAATTCCCGATCAGGCGGCGACCTGCGCCACCAGCTCGTCGTAATAAGAGCCATTGCGATGCGCGCGGAACGTCAGACGCTCCAGCGGTGCGGGCGGCTCAATGTCAAAGTCGATGAACAACTGCCCGGCCTTCAGCGTGGCCTCGGTGTTCAACTCGGGATCAATCCAGACATTGCTGCCCAAAATGGCACCCCGCGCCTTCAGGGTGCGCAGATAGGCCGCCACGCTGTCGCGAATATCCAGCAACAACTGCGCCGAGAACGGTCGGTCCATTGCCCAGAGATGCGCGCGCTCGACGCTCTCGTAGATCATATCCGCCGTGCGGCGTACCGACAGGAACGCCCAAAGCGGATCGGTGGCCAGGCCGCGATTGCCCCACAACCGGTAGCCGTCCTTTTGCACGATGGTTGCCACTTCATGTTCATTCAGCAGGTTGGCCCGGCAATTCGGATCGCTCAGACCAAAGGACACCTGCCGCGCGGTGCCGGTGATGCCTTTGATTGGCTGGTTGGACGGCGACCACCAGAAGCCGTGATCGGCGTCCATTTTGGCAATCACCCCGGCAACCCGTGCCGAGGGCGGTTCGACATCATTATCCACGCCAACGGTCACCCAGGGGTCAACCAGATACAACCGATCCGAACCCAAGGTGCCCCGGAATGTGATTGCATCCGCGTCCGTTGTATTCGGCCCGTCGATGATCGCGATTGCGCGCAACTGGCTGGCGATCACATCCAACTCGGCCGCAACCGCCGCTGCCTGGCTAAAGCCCGGTGCGATCAGAATGCGCGGCACCACCTTGGCCACGTTCTCCGCCGCCAGCAGGGCATGCAGCCCCTCGTAACTGTCATCAACGCCGTTCACCCCGCCAATCACATTGACCTGGGTCGCTGTCTCATCAACGCCCTCCTCAACCCGGATCACAACAACCATCGCGCCAGCCTGATCAAAGATGCCGTCGATGGCACCGGGCAGCGTGCCTTTGCCGTCGCCCGTGGTGTCAAGTTTGGCCGCTTCCAGCCGCGAACCGGCAATCAGAACCGGCGTATTGACCGGGAACACTGCCGGGTCCGCATCGGGCGCGGTGCCAACAAGGCCAATCACCGCAGAGCGCACCGTTTGGATCGGGCGCAGGCCGTTGCTGATTTCCAGCAGCTCAATGCCATGTAGAAAGTCGAGTGACATGGGACGTCTCCTTTAAGAGTTCAGCGCGTCGGTCACAGCCGTTGCGCGCGATTGGATTTCAAGAAGGGAGGCGGCTTCACCTTTGGCCAGCACCGGAAGCTTCACACTGCCGTCAGCAATCCCCGCCAGAAACGGCGCGGTGAGATCCGCGAAGGGTAATGCCGCCGCCTTGATCTCGGCCACAGTGCCGGCCGCGCTGATCGCCGCCGCCATCTTGGCCATCTCATAAAGCACCAGGGCGGTGGCGTCCGAGGTGGTGCCCAGCAAGCTCTCGACATCTCCAGCGCTCGCCTTGACCCGTTGCCGGACCGCACTGCGGGTCGCCTCGGATTGGATCTCGGCCCATTTTTCCGGTGTTAGCTGGTCAAACATAGGTCTTTCTCCTTATGCAGGGTGGTGGGTCATGCGGTTCAGTGAAAACACCGTATTCCCGCCATAGGTGTCGATTGCCTGCGGAACCGCGCCGCCCGGTACCGCGCCGCTGTCAGCAACCTCATTGACAAATCGAACATAGAGTACGCCGTTCGCAGAAATTCCGTCTTTGCGAACAACCGGGATGCGGGCCAACGTAGAAACAACCGCCGATAATCCGAAGGTCGGCACGTCAAGTTCGTTGGCAGCAATCAGCACATCAATGTCGTCAGATGATGCGT